GATACGCGCACTGGTGCCCCATCGCTTACTAATGTGATATCCCCCTTGCTTACAATGAAAATATGCTCTGTCGCGTGTTCTTCACCGACAAGCGTGGTTCCAGCTGGGATAGTAATAGTCCTGGCATAGAAGCCAGGCCCGAAAGTATGCTGTACAGGGATTTCTTGCTGTGGCATATCGCGCATGACGCGCTCTATTTGGCGAATGTTCTCTTGCGTATGCGATTGGATAATTTCAGCGGACATAGCAACTCCCTACAGGGGTGGTTTTGGCCGCTGGATGCCATGAACTCAGCTTCATACATTATAGACATCTGCTATTGATTTGTGCAAATCAATAGTTTACGAGAACTGGCGTCCACTGGCCCTAATGACAATCGAGCTTACCGCACTCGCCAACGTGGAAATAAATCCACCAGCGGCCAAGATGTGGCCGACAATCTCAGGGAATGTATATGATTTCCCAGCGGGGATAGTTTTGGTGAACGTGATAGTGTTGCTGGTTCCTGCCGCGCCACCGCTAGGGACCAAATTAACAGAAATGGTCTGGGCGCCACCTGTTACATTCGTCGCTGTAAATTTATCAATAGACGTTGTTACAAGTGTCGATGTGTATTGTGTTGTCTGTGCATTTTCTGCGAATTTTGCTTCAAACAAGACGACTGCGCTAGTTGCCATATCATGCCTCTTTGTTAAATTCTTGCATCACCATGCCGGGATATATCGAATCGTGCCGTTGTCGTTGATCCCTACCCATTTGGTCGGGTTGCCTGCAGATGGCGCATTGGTAATTGTTCCCGCACTTGCGCCAGCGCCATTATTCAGCGCCGTATTAGTGGTAATGAATTGTGCGCCCCCTGGCACGGTTACGCTTGTAAAACGCCCTGCCTGCGGCGTAATAGCGCCGATTGAAACATTATTGATTGTGCCGGCTGTCGCTGGTGCTATTGTCACCAACCCTGTGCCAGTCGGAGAAATCACAACATTGGCATTAGCTGGGCTAAGTGTTACTGCGGCACTAGCTGAGATAGTAGTAAATGCCCCACTGGCGCCGGCAATAGCTCCACCAGTGATATCAACATCGTCCGCATCCTGTTCTGCAAGCGAGCCTGCACTTGAAGGTGGAGTGAAGTTTTCATCTTCTGGCAAAGGGTCGAGTACTGGCGAGCTTAAAACGCCATCCAACGCCGCAATTACGTCTGCCAGTGTTGATAGTGCTGCAGTAGCTAATGCAATCGCAGTCGAAGCATTGTTATTTGCCTCACTAATTGATTCTGGCGTATCAATACTGACATTCTGCAAGAGTTGTTCAAACAACCTAATTGTTTCATGATTAGGTAAGAATTTCTCAAGCTGGTCACGCGAAATAATAAGCGGGTTAGCCATTCAGAGGCTCCAATTGCGCTTCTAGTCGCGCCACAGAAATATGGGCATCACTCGTCCCGCGGAATTTCTGAATACGCCAATTTCGCATGAAGCCTTGCCTTAGCCAGGTAATGCGCTTGGTTCGATTACCCTGCACTCCTGCATCACAAGTCCGCTCTTGGCTCCACGTTTCACCATCGATAGAATATGACGTCCATACCACAGGGGCCGCGCCAAATGCCACCCGACCGGGAAGCGAAACAAGCTCAAGTTGATGAAAAATGGCTCCCATGCTGGCGTTATAAACTATGGAGGTGCTGAATTCCCATCCTATCGTTTGACCATATTGAATACTGCTTGCCTGATTGATTTCCCCTATTGCTCCGCTGGTCGGATCGCCAACTTGCCAACCGTTAAATGCCCATACAAAATATCTGGCACGGTAGGCGCTTCCACCTGCAACACTAGTGTCAAGCACAAACCAAACAGGTTGCTGAGCTGCGGCCGATGCCGATGCGTCATATACCAGTGTCTTATCCGGGAAATGCAAATATAGCCACTGATGGCTTTTATCTGTACGGGCCTCCATCACAGAAGCAACCAATTGTGCCTCTGTGTATTCCTGCAAAATCGTATCAATTTCGCGAGTACTGATTTTCTGCGTGGTGCTATTCAGGCCAATCCAGACAGCAGGCGATTCATCGCGGGCACTTCCAAGAAAAGCAATCGCCTCAGCAAAAACAGCGCAGCAATGTGTGCCAAGACAGCCACGTTGAATCTGTGCACCTTCATTTCGCTGGAATGGGAAACCATTTCCACCAATATTGTTGAAAACCTCAATGGTATTTCGATTCAGTGCATAGATTTCATTACGCAACTTAAGAAGTGCAACAACCGGATCAGGGTCTGCTTCTGAGCTACCATAATGCAACGGGTTAATTGACATGGGATCGTTAAGATCAGTCACGATCAATGATTCACCATCAGTGGTCATAAAATAACCATCAACCCATACAACAGATAATACAGTTCCTAGATCAGGGTCAATCACCTGAGAAAGTGCCCCGCCATCCCAATAATATAATTTCCCATCTGCCGCAATGGCCAGCCGATCAAATGAATAATCAAGCGTGACTTCATCACTACCTGGGATAGTTGCTAGAATGGTGATTGTCCCATTTGAGGCGATGCGGACAAGATTTGTGCCCATTACACGGAATAGGATTCCATCCCACAAGATCCCGCCGCGGCAAATGCCTGGCCCAACTCCCTTTTGCGTAATCCCCTCGCATGGGCGCAAATACCCCTCCGAAATCCCCTGGCTTTTGGGGACAGGAATCATGTTTCGCGGATATGAGGTACGGAAATCCGCATCCTCATCTGTAAAGACTCCGCTCAACACTGGAATTTGCATATTACCAACCCTCGCCAGTCATGCACTGCAACGTGGTGCCGAGTGCCGAGATATATGACACCCGATCTTGCCCGGTTGCCTTGGTAATCGTGGCAATACCGCCGCTCGGTACAAGGAAATCGGCCGTAGTAGCGACTTCTGCGGCGCCACTACTGGAATAGATGCGGATATACGCCGGGTTGGCCCCTGTATTGACAAGGCGCACGCTTTTATCAGTAGGGTCAAGATTGGCGACAAGCGCGCCGGCAGCAGGGGATAGCACCTGATTGGTGCCATAGTGTGGCGAGAATGGTTGTTTGGCACTCATGTCAATCCTTAGTTAGCTGATGCGATACCACGCATTAAATACGCCATCAAAACGCAGGCGGAAGAAGGCATTAGCTGCCATCGTGGTAGGGGCGCCATTCACCGTGGCGCCATTACCACTTACCGTTAGAGCGGTGATAGCAGTGGTGCTGGTGACTAGTACTTCCTGGCCATGCACCGCACTAGCGAGTGCCGGCAAGACCACAGTTCCTGATGCAAATGCGCCGGTAGGAGTCAGTAGAAGCCAAACGCTATCCCCAGCAACAGCCGGCGCCACTGTTACCGAAAATCCTGATGCGTTAGGCGCCGCATATTGCGTCATGGTATCCGGCGGCGGCGTTACTTGATCGGTGAAAAATGCCGCCAATGTGGTCATGGATGCTTTGCGCGCATCGCCGTTGCCACTGGAATAGATCGGTACTTGATCGCCACCAGTGACGGAATCGACAGCACTTAGTTGATTGATAGTCGGCATGGTCGCCCTTAGTCAAATTCAATTTCCCCATCCTGGCCAGCAAGCAGCGGGGCCACAGGAATAGGGAAGAATGGGTTTTTATCGCCAGTGATGCCCCAGCGACGATTCCCGGCGCCGACAGGCATTGTGGATGGCATCTGCTGCTGCGGTGGCATTGCCATGCGCTGCATGACAACATCCATAGCGGTCTTGGCGGTTGCCGCCGTGGCCTGGCTGATTTGCTTGCCGTAGCCAGAAGCAATCCGCACAGCCAAGTTCAGATAGGCCGCTTCAATAGACCAATCGGGAATACTGGAATCTTGATCCAGCGTCGAACCGTTAGCAGTCGAAGGAATGGGGTAGCCAAGACGGATGCCTTTTCCATTCCACATCGCCATCATCATATCGAGCCGACGAAGCGCGCCCTGTAGTTCTTCTGGGCCGACATTGAACACGTAGCCCTGCAATGCAAGCTCGCTGAATGCTTCTTCGATCAGTTCTTGCTTCGTCCAACTCACAATGCGGCCTCTTTAGGAAAGCGCTTCGGTGATTTTCGTCAGTAGCTTTGCATCACTAGTGCGTCCATCAAATGCAATGTTCAATTCCTTGGCCTTAGCTTCCAGTTCGGCCCGGGTGGGCGAACCATCCTGGCTTACTTCTTGAGCCACTTCCAGGGCGATTACTTTTCCTTCAATTGCTTCTGGCACAGTACTAAACCAGCCATCTTGTAGGCGTGCATCATATTCTGCGTCATCGCTTACCAGTGCATGATCATAAGTGCCCCCCTGCCGCGAGAACGGGCCGGGGCATTTAAAAACGAATCGTGGGTATTCCATGGTCTTCCTTAACAAGGATAAGAGCCAGAGCATCGCTATGATGCCCTGGCACTGCCTTATGCCAGGCGGTAGGTAATGAAGGTGTTTGCGGCAGTCTTCACAGTGCGGAATCGACCGGAAGTTACAGTCGCCACAACTGCAGAACCAACGATCGTATGGCCTGCAGCAGCGGTAACAGTGAAGGCATTCGCGCCAGTGGCGATAACGGACCAGTCGATACTGTCATTGATCGCCCAGTCGCTTGCCGCATCCATGACGGTGCCAGTTGGCACGGTGCCAGCCACCGCTGCGGCAGTAGTCGAGGTGACGATGCCACCCATGATAGCCAGGGCCGATACTGCGCCAGTGACGTTGACCGCCACAGGCGTAGGCGACAGTTGATAGTCATACAAACCCAGCACCAACGGCGTAACGCCAGTCTCGTAATACGACAGTGCCGCGCCGCTTTCGATGGTGATCGAAGCACCAGACGAATATGGGCCAAAGACAGTTTGGCCGTTGTTGTTGCCTGCAGCGATGCCAGCGGCGCCGCCGATCACAGTACCCAGCAGGGTCTTGGTGGTCGGGAAGTTCGGATAGCCGACATTGCGATATACCTGGGTTTCGCCAGAAG